AAATTAGCTAGTTCTACCATTCAGAAAAGTGTAAATGATTTAGCTTCATATGTTGCAGGAATATTATGAATGAGACGATGTATGAAAAATTTGAGAATATAACTGGATACGATATAAAATCATTTTTTCAGAGTTTTGTTGATTTTGTATCGACAGAATATCCTTATATTGTCGATTACTATCAAGGTGGTAGTATAAGACAAGAATCGTTCTATGCTTTAGATCGTTTAACTAAAGAGGTTAATAAAATAGAACCTCTTTTTACTTTGCACAAAAATTCTTTAAATGATCTCGATGCCTGGGAATTATTAGATACTTTCACAGAGATTCAAACAAAGATTTTGACGATAAGGAGTTCAGCTAAATGGATGAGAAGTGTGTTTGATTATGTTCGAACTAACACGATTAAAGTTGAGAAGATACTTCAATCTGATGAAACTTTTGAAGATGTATCAGCAGATCTCGATGCAATAACTCCTCAAGACGATTGGGTAAATATAACAGTACCTCAATACATCACAGAAGAATTGTATACAAATTCTTCTTCTCCTATATTTTCAGTTAATCTTCAGAATGTGGGGTTAAATTACGTTGACAATGTTGTTGATGTATTAAATGGGAAAAGTATTCTTGGTGTTGATTTAGATAAATCATTTACCTTTGAAAACGATGATTTAAAGGTGATTGAATATGATCAAGCAATGGTGCAAGCCTTAGAATTGATTCAAAGTTCTTTAAAAGGTTCTTACCCAGAATTTGAAGATTATGGAATAACCAATGAATTCATTGGAACAACGGTGAACGCCATTCAATATGCTACTATTTTCAAGGGACTTATGAATATGTTCCAAAGAGATAGTAGATGGAAAACAGTTGAACTCTTGGATTTAAAGAGAGATCAAGATTCGGTCTTTTTATCTATAAGAGCAACGACTATTAGTGCAAATAGTTATATTATCAACATTCCTATTTAATTTATGAAAGCGAATTTTGAAACCGGTCTAAAAGTTTGTTCTCGTTGCAAACGAGAACTCTCTCTCGATAACTTTTATAAATGTAAGTGTAAATCTGATGGTTTGAGTCTTCGTTGTAAGGATTGTTATAAAGAAAGTAGTGATTCTTATTATCAGAAGAATAGAGTTAAAATTATAGTCAAATCACAGGAGAGACGTTTAAATAATAAAGATAAACAGAGAGAAAGGTCGCATCTTTATTATTTAAACAATAAAGAAAGATTAAGAAAACAACACAAAGAATATTATAAAAACAACAGAGAGGCTCAGTTTATTCGAATAAAGAATTGGAATTTAAAAAATCAAGAGTATTTAAAAGAATATCACAAAGAATATCAGCGAAAGAATAAAGAGAAAATCAGTAAATATGTTTTGCAATATTCAAAAGAAAAAAGAAGAGAACGAGATATTAATTTTATTTTGAAGTTAAATTTACGAAATAGATTGTATAGAGTTTTAAAAGAAAATCGTAAATTACACCACACAATTAAATATATCGGTTGCTCTCTTGAAGATCTCAAGAAACATCTTGAAAATCAATTTGTTGATGGAATGAGTTGGGATAATTACGGTGAATGGCATGTTGATCACATTGTTCCTTGTGCCTCTTTCGATCTTTCAGATCCTAATCAACAACGTATTTGTTTCAATTTCAGAAATTTACAACCTTTATGGGCCAAAGATAATTTAGAAAAACGAGATAAACTTCCCGAAAATTGGCTTGAGCGAATTGAAGGGATTAAATCATTTTTAATATATGATAACGCAAGTTAGTAATACAATTTCGACGCTTAAAAATCTTTGGATCGAGCTGTTTTTAGACAAGACCAATAAAGTTACGAATGTAGCTGATGGTTCAGTCTTAAATGCTGTGGCTTTTGGTACTGCAAAAGTCGCACAAAAAGCGATCAAAGATATTGCTATCACAGAAGCAAAGATATTTCCAGAAACAGCTACAGGAGAATATCTCGATAAATCAGCGGCACTTTTCGGGGTTAGTCCAAGAAAAGGCGCTCTTGGTTCATCTACTTATGTGAGAGTTTATGCAGACCCAGGAACTATTTACAATGAAACTAATTTCTTTGTAAATCAAAACGGTATTCGTTTCTCTGTAAATGAATCTGTTACAGTTGGTAGATCTGGTTATGCATATGTGAGCGTCAGAAGTGTTAACCAAGGATTGGTTACAAATGTCGATGCAAATAGTATTATCAACGTCACTCCTGCTCCTAGTGGTCATATTGAATGCACTAACGAATACATGGCTACAGGTGGTAGAGATAGTGAAGATGATGAGACTTTTCGTATTAGGATCATGACTAACCTCAACACACTTTCTAAAGGAACGTTGGAATATTATACTCAAATATTCCAAAATATCGATGATCGTATTTTGAAAGTATTAAATGTTGGGTTGGGAGAAGATGGGATCTTTTATCTTTATCTAGTAAGTCAAAATGGAATTTTATTCACACAAGACGAATTAGAGACTTTATTAGAGAAATCTAAAAGTTATTTTGGACTTTTTGAATTGAACCTCGAAGGAAATGTCGTCGGGATTCAATTAAAGAATGCTGAATGGTTTTTCATTGGTAGTGAGCGTCGAATGGATTTTCGAATAGAAATTGATCCTTCTTACGATGTGGCTACGGTAAGAAAAAATATTCAAGTAGCTCTGACAAAATATCTTGATTTTCGATTCTGGGAAGCAGGTAAGATCGTCCAATGGGATGATTTACTTGGTATCGTGAAAAATGCCGAGGGTGTTAAATATGTTCCCGATGAATATTTCTTTCCATATTACGACCAAGAAGTCCCACTTAATCAACTTCCTAGAATTAAAGGATTCGTAATGAGAAATCTTGAAGGTATTGTTCTGTACGATGCTGGAAGTGAACTTTCTCCTATGTTTTATCCTGCAGGACAAGAAGATTTGTTTCAAGGTTTGAATGATAGTGCATTAGCACTTAGACAACCAGTTTATTTCAGTATTACTGATGAAGATGGTAATCCGTTGTCGGGTGTAAGAATTTCTGTTGGTAGCGGATCTGTCGTTACAGATGAAGATGGTTTAGCAACTATTTCATTGGTAAACGGTAACTACATCTACACTGCTAGTAAAGAAAAATATAAGCAACAACAAGGACAATTTGTTGTATTGAATGCACCGGTTTATATTGGCATCATCTTAGAACTAGCTCCATTCCAGATTAGTTTCATGGTTGAAGACCAGTTCGGCGTACCGGTTGTAGATGCAACTATTTCTATTGCTGGTCAATCTTTAACAACCAATGTTAATGGTGAAGCAACAGTGTTGGTGAAAAATGGGACCTATCCTTATACAGTTGAGAAATTAGGTTTCGATTCCAACGAAGGAAGTTCTGTTACTGTCGATAATTCAGATGTTTATGTACCAGTTACTTTGTATTATCATAAGTGGGTACAAACAATTTTCGTGAAAGGTCTCAACTCTGAGAATTTTATCTCAGGTGTTTTGATTGAGATAGGTAGTGATAGTTATGTGACAGATGACGATGGTAAGGTTCAAGTTAGTTTGATCAATGGAAGTTATCTTGCTAAATTTAGTAAACCAGGATATGTAGATACACAAGCTCTTATTGTGGTTTTAAATCAAGACGAAACAAGGACTATCGAAATGGATCTTTATAAGTATAATGTTACTATTAAGGTCATTGAACTTGTTTCTGGTAAAGTGATTCCAGATGCGTTAATAACATTGGATAACGGATTAGTTGCTCGTACCAATAGCAATGGATTGGTTGTTTTTAGATTGACAAATGGTGAATATACTGGTACAATCACAAATCCAATTTATGACGATTTAACGATTAATTTTAACATTGATACATCAGATGCTGATTTCGTCTATCAATTAGATTTCAGACATTACGATGTTTTCATAACTGTTGTCGATTCTAAGAACAACCCCATTCAAGATGCTTTAGTATCTATTTCAGATCAAGTACTTGTAACCGATGAAGGCGGTAAAGTGCAAATTGGTTTGCAAAATGGGACCTATCCTTATAAGGTTGAAAAATTGGGTTATTATAATTTTTCAGGATCTGTTCTGGTGAAAGATAACGATGTTAGCGTTGTCGCTAAAATGGTTGATTATCCTTGGTCGATAACTTTCTCTGTCAAAGATGGAAACACTCCTATTCAAGGAGCAGTTATCAACATAAATGGTCAACAATATTCAACAGGTCAAGATGGTTTAGTGAAGTTGACGTTAGTCAATGGTTCTTATGACTATACAGTGACTAAGATTGGTTATGTAGATGTTGATAGAACTTTAGTTGTTAATAATTCCAATGTATCTGTAGATGTACCAATGGTATTGAGACCTTGGAACGTTATTTTTTCTGTTACAAGTGAAGGTGTTCCGGTTGAAGGTGCTTCGATAACAGTTGAAGGAATAACGGTAGAGACTAATGCCGGTGGTATTGCGGTGATTGGTTTGGTAAACGGTATACATCAATATGAGATATCTGCAACAGAATTTCAAACAAAGACAGGTTCTGTAACGGTAAGTAATTCAGATACAAGTGTACAAGTTTCTTTAGATCCAGTTACTTATCCGATCACATTTGTGGTAAGAGATAAAACAACTCCAACACCTGCTTTAGTTCAAGATGCTGTTGTATCGGCAAAGGGTCAATCAGTTCTAACAAATGCAAGTGGTCAGGCAGTTTTACAACTTCCAAAAGGTGATTTTGAAGTTTCTATTACAAAACAGAATTATATCAGTACAACAACTCAAATAACCGTTACAGGTATTGATACGATCAACGTTCAAATTGATAGGATTTATTTATTAGATTTTACAGTTACAGGAGAACAAGGGACGATCTTATCAGGAGCCAAAGTCGTTGTAAGTGGTGAAGCTATTGTTCTTCCTGCTGGTCAATCGTCAATTGAATTAACGACAAATGATGCAGGACGTACACCTCAAGTTCAAACGATAAACGGTTCGTTTCATTGGGGAGCTTCTTTTTCAGATTATTCTTCTAGTGAAGGAGACGATACTATTGCTAATGCGAATAAGACAGTGGCTATTTCGCTGAAACGAGGTAAGAGAGCTGTCTTTACTGTTACAGATGGTACCAATCCACTGCAGGGTGTCAACATTTTAATCGATAATGTCACCAATTATCAAACGAATGTTGATGGACAAGTTGATATTTCGTTATCAGCGGGAAACCATACTTACAAAGCAATTCTTACGAGTTATCAAACTATAAGTGGTACTATCAATGTTAAAGAGGATGAAACTTCGTATG